GTTAGGCGTTAACTGACTTCTGCCCCCTGACCTCTGACCTCCATCTTCACATCGGCCTCAAACTCCAGCAGATACTGCAGGCCGCCGTCGGCTTTGCGAGCGATATGCTCCGGCAGGCGCGGATCATTGCTGTCCTCCGCCGCCTCCGCCTGCGCCTGGTGCAGCAGACTCAGCACCGCGCACAGCACCGGATCGCGCTCATTGCACCCCCCCAGAATCTGCTCGATCTCGTCCGAACTCTTCACCTCAAACCTCGGTGCCGCAAGCGGTGCAGAAGACTTGGGGCATGGAGCATAGAGCAACTTCAAAAACATACTCCTGTTCACCAAAGCCCACACCAGCAGCACAACAACCAACCCAACCAACAATCCAATAATCCATTCCATTTTCTTTCTCCTTTTTTCCTAAAGCCTAACACCTAAAGCCTAACGCCTATGCCGGATGCTATCCCAGCACCCGCGCACTCCCCTCTCTGCCAACCTGCACATTCTGCTGCTGCGTCACCATCTGCTCATAATGCGCCAGGTGCGCCTCCAGAATCAGCCGGTTCGTTTCCGGCGCGTTCATGATCGGCTCCGGATTCTGCTGCATCTGCTGCTGAAGCCATTGCAGGCGCAGTCCGAAGTTTTTACCCTCTGTTACCCGCTCCGGCTCCACACCCGCCGCAACAATCATCGTGAAGATGCGCTGCTCGTCCTCGATCTCTTTGGCGGATGCCATCTCTTCCGGAAGCAGAACGCCGTCGGCCAGCGCCGGATCGATCAGATAGAAGCCCATCTGCACCAGCTTCGCCCGGTCGGCGGTGCTCAGCGTATCCCAGCGCAGCGCAAACTCGCTGATCATCTTCAGCTTCATTTCCACCTGCTCCGGATCCAGATCGCTCGGCGCATACGAAAGCTGCACGTTCCAGCCGCCGCGAATCTCTTCCACGCTCTCAGCAATCGGGGCACCGTCCGGGCCGGTAATCCGCGCAATCTCGCTATCCTCCATGTTTTCCTGGCACAGCTTCACCGTCAGGCTCATCAGCTGCGCCCACGCCGCGCAGAAGAACAGCGTCATCACCTGCTGCTCCACATCCGTAATCACCGGCGAAACCTCCGCGTGCGGAATGCCGAAATATTCACACACCCGCCGCACAATCCGGTCCTGAGAATCGGTGTTCTCGCGCGAATACTCGCCCATCTTCATCACCGCAATATCCCCGGCCTTCTTGCGCTTGATCCGACCCAGTGGACGAATCCCCGTTTCATAACTTCCCGGACGGCTCATCGCCTCTTCAATCGGCGGGAAACTCTTCAGCTGCCCCGCCGCGCCGGCCAGATCCGTAAACATCTTCAACAGGCTCTGATCCGCCCCGGCGCGTTCCGCGCTGCTCCGCGCATCCAGCAGATACTTGCTGATCGTCTCCGACGAAATAAACACCCCCGGAAACTGATTGTGCGCAAACAGCGTCTCGCGCTCCGTCAGCGCACGTCCGCCGGTCGAGCCGTCCGCGCTCTGCAAATGCGGCGTCCACTGCACCACGCACCACACCGGCATCCCGTCCTCGTTGCTGGCTTTGTAAATCGTGCGGATCACCTCCACATAGCCCTTGTAGGGATCGGTCGATTCGCCGTACTGGTTCACGTAATACTGCTGATCGGTCTCAAACAGCTTCGTTTTTCCAACAGAGTTTCCGGCATGTTGAAACGCGCCTTCGCCCAGCAGCTCATCCACCGCTTTGGCATCGTAGCCCTGACTCACCACCCGCTCGCGCAGCTGCACCGGCGTCAGCAGCTCCGGCATGTGTACCGGCGTATGCTCAAGATCCACCGCGTTCGAGCGGATAAACACATCCTCGAACAGCTTCATCGTCCGCACATCCGGCTGGTTCACCGCAACCACCCGCTTCGGGAACTCCGTTTCCCCGTCGGCCTGCAACTCCTTCACCATCTTTCGTGCCCGGGCAGGCTTCACATCCGGGAACAGGCTCACCAGAAAATCAGCGGCCTCCCGCTCACGCCCCGGCGTCGTCAAAAGCTGAATCGCCGCCTCAATATTTTCAATCACTGCCGCATCAATCAGAGCATTTCCGCCGGCCTGCGCAACACTCCCCTCCGCCGGAGGGGTGCCCGAAGGGCGGGGTGGGTTCGCCTGCGCCGCTTCCAGCATCCGCTCCGCGACGGTCTGGAGCGTAACCTCCTCCATCTCCAGCCCGTATTCCCGCCGCCACCAATTCATCACAATACAGCCGCCGGGATCATGGTTCTCCACATACTGCGCCGAGAGCATCACCTGCCGCAGAAAATGCGGCCCCCACTGGTTGCGGATAATATGCCGCAGCAGCAGCTTCACTTTGCCCGCCACCTTGATGTCCTGCCCCTCCGTCCCGAACACCTGGGGAATGCCGCTCGCCCGCAGAACACTCAGAAAGCGCACCCCGGCCCGGAAGTTCGTCACAAAATCCGCCAGCCGCACCCGGCTGTCGGGCGCACCGTCAAACGGGAACGCCTCCGCATCCGCCCCCTTCCTCCCCGCCTTCTTCAGCGTTTCACTCCAGCGGCGTCCGTCCGGGCTCTGCCCCGGCCAGCGGCAGAATCGAACATCATCCGCTTCGCGCTGCTTCTGACGGATAATCTGCCCCGTCTCCGAATTGATCTCATCGAGGTCCGTAATAAAAACCTGCAAGGTTTCATTATCCACAACCCCGGCCCCGCCGTCGTCGCCCGTCACCGTCATCTTCATGTCATCATTCATTGCTTTTGCTCCTTTGTCGCTGTCCGTCATTTTTTAATTCGTACCGCAGGCTTCCAGCCTGCCCTGTCCTCCAACTCCTAACGCCTAATCCCTAACGCCTAACTCCTAACCCCTCCCCTTCTCCTCCAACCTGAAAATCCGGATCACCTCATCCCGCCGGTACTTATGCCGCCGCTTGCGTCCCGGAATCGACACCGGTGTGATCGCCCCGGCATCCACCGCCTTACGAAACATCCCCTTCGTAATCCCGGACTGCTCCGACCCGTAAATATCCCCCGCCTCCAGCAATATCTTGTTCGGCAGAACGGGAGCGGCGTCCCGGATTTCATGTTCCGACTGTTCACTCATTGTTTTATCCCCGGCAGTTGAATTTGAAGCGCAGCAGAAGCCAGCACCCGCATATCGTTCAAATGCGCCTGCGTGCTTTCGAGCTGACCGGCAGAACTGACGCCACGGCTCGGACGGTACCCATTCATCCAAAGCTCATCCATCAGCTGCTGTATGTGACTGCGATTTAAGCGCACCACAGGGTCGATCATCACTCCATCCGTCTCCTGCTTAAACTCCAGCGGCTGCGCAACCATCACAGAATCTTTACAGCCGGGATCCGGGTACGTTAAAAATAAACCCGCTCCGCCGCCGTAATCCGGCCCGATTCCTATTCTTAATCCGTCAGGTGCTTTCATCATTTCTCCTTTGCGTTCTCTGCGTTTCTTCGCGGCTTACTCAAATCAACCGATATGCAGTTTTCAGCAACCTGCTGAACCGGAAACCGTGATCCCGTTCGAATAAACGAAAAATGATTAATGAGCCCTTTTGATGCGATAATCCGGCTGTTTTTTTGTTTTGATAATTTAAAGGTTGAACCGGCACAGATTTTGACCACATCGCGGTTTGCGTCATAAAAAATATCAACCATCTCAACGCCTGAAAGGTACTGGGCTGCCCGCGGCGTCAGATAAATATGCGTCTTTCTAAAAACCACATCAGCCGAAACGCCGCTATATATTCCATTCCTGTTCATCCTGTAATCCTGTCAAAAGTCTAACCCCTAAAGCCTAATGCCTTCCCTACAAGGCGCCTCCGCCTTGTGTCTCCCACGCCCCGTCTTCGACGTAATCCAGATCCAGACAGGCAAACCAGGTTGCCAAATCAACGAAGTCCTTCATGGCCCCCTTCTGTCCCTCCACGTTCATCCAGTTCTGAAGGCAGAACTCCATATTCACGCAGCGGTCGGAGTAGTAAAACTTCGGCGGCACAATCACATTACCGGACGCATCCTCTTTAAAATCCAGCATACTGTTGAGCTGCCGCACGCGCTCATCGACCTTCACGCCGGGCGTCACCGAAAAATCGAGGTTGATGTCCATAAAATCATCGAGCAGGGTGCTCACCTCCTGGCGCTTCATCGTCGGGCTGTCCGCGCTGCGGCAGTCCAGAAAGCGCTCAAAAATCTCCTCCTCCGCTCCATTGTCGTCGCGCCAGTCTTCAATGTGCTGGCTGCCGTCGCCCTTGCTCCATGCTTTGTAATCCTCCCACTGCTCCAGCGCGGCAAAGTGCTGCTTATAGCGTTCCAGCCCCCAGCCGACCGGCTCCGCCCCCGGTCCGCGGTCGCCGTCGTTGATTCCGTTCTTGCGGCCGGACGGCTCCGCCCACAGCCCGAACGGCACATCATTGCCCAGCGGGCTGGGATAGATCTCCGGAAACTCGCGGTAGAAAAACGCCCCGAAGCGCGTCACCCGCACCCAGGTCGCCACAAACGGACGCCCGCCCGGCGTCGGATCGCACATCATGTAGTTGGTTCCAATCTTCGGAATCTTGTCGTGCGGAATGCGGTGCATCGTTCCAAACTTTGGAAACTGGCCCGAAAAGGTCTTGGTCGCCTCCCCGTAGAGCCGCTGCTTTTTCTCCTGCACATTGGAGTCTTTCCATTTGTCATACACCGCCGGCGGATTGCCGTAGGGATTATCGGCAGGGGAAAAGTAGACCACGCCCTTGATGTCCTCCAGGCAGCGCCGCACGCGCGGCATACGGTCAAACTTGCGCCCCTCCGGCACCGGCGGCTGGCTTGGCACACCGCGCAGCCAGTCCAGCGGATCCTCCGGTTTTGTCATGCGCGGATCATTCTTCAGCGCCGCCGCGTACTCGTCCGGACCTTGGAACCCGTAAGCCAGATCCAGCCGTGCCTCGCCGTCGTCGAGCGGCAGCAGAAATGCATCGACCGCCCGCATAATCTCCGACCCCTGCACAAACATATTCACCGTCGGTGTCCAGCCGTGGATCGGCGTGAAGGTCGTCACCATCCAGCCGTCGCGGTCAAGAATGCGCCCCTCCAGCGTGTTCTGGAAATCCGGCGGAATCAGCTCGTCCGCCCAGACAAATTTCAGCGCGTGGCCCTCGATCTTATCCGCATCCTGCGAGTAGTAGCGCATCGAAATACGCGAACGGTTCGGCAGAATAAAACTGTTGTCGGTAAAGCCGTTCTTCAGCGTGTACTTGATGTACGGCCCCTGCGGCTCGGAAAAGCTGCCGCCGGCCATCACCACCTTGCGCAGATCGCCAGGCAGATAATGCACCAGCCGCGGCTGCTGAGATTCCTTCGAGCTGTCCGCGTCCGTGTGATACACCCACCCGCTTTCATTCGGAAAGCGGTCCATAATCTGAAGCGTCCGCTTGGCGGCATAATCCGTCTTTCCGCTGCGGTTTGTGCCCGGGATCAAAAGAACTCTTAACTTGCGTTTAAACCCGAGCGCATGCCGCAGCCGCTCGCAGAACTCATCCCAGCCCCAGCCGAACTCCGCATCGATCTTTTTTTCAAACGTCTTGTCAAAGCACGGCAGCCCCAGCAGCGCATCCGGCACCTTCCAGATCGGCGGCTCCCAGCCGTAGCGCAGCGGGTCCTCATTCTCCTTCCGGATCAGCGCCTCCCGCCGATTCAGAAGATCGGAATGCGCCCGCTCCGGGTGCATTCCCGTCTGCTGTGCATACGCGATCACCTGCGCCGCTGTCGGCAGCGCCAGAATCGGATGCTCTGTAATCTTCTTCGCCATGAGGTACCGTTCAAATCGTTAAAGGTTCAAGTCGTTCAAGGCGGCAATTAGCAGCCTGATGTCGTTTTAAACGCATCGCGTCCAGCCGCATTTCTTCCAGTGTTTCTTTCCAGACAGACTCGAATTTCATCCATTGTTTTGCGCATCAATTTCAGTTCATCCAAAACACTTTTTTCAAACTCGCCCTGCTTCTTTTTAAAAAACAACTTCATATTTTTTCCTTCCTGCTCATAGTTCGCCTTCAGGCAATCCCCTCCACCGGAGGGGTGCCCGAAGGGCGGGGTGGGTTCCCCCTAACCCCTAACCCCTAACCCCTTCCCCTTTCTATTTCTCCCCCCTCCCCTCCTTCCCGGCTTCCGCCCGGTCAATCGTCCGCTTCTGCAGCGTCCGCAAAGCCCGCTGCAAATGATCCAGCGCCTTTGCGTTTTCCTCGCACGGATAATCACCGCTCTGGAATCCCTCCAGCCGGTCGATGCACACCGCAATCAGCGCCTCGCAGCTGATCCCGTTCGGCCCCGCCTCCGCAACCGCCCCCTTTTGGAAGCTGATTCGGCACGCAACCGGCCACTCCTCCAGATCCTTTTCCGGAGAAATTCCCACAACGTACTCATGACAGGCATTCCCGGGGCCCGGCTCATCCAGCACCAGAACGGTAAGGGCCTCATCCATCCCCGCCCCGCACTGATGCGTCGTAATTTCACGCGGATGCGGCACATAGAGTCCTTCCTCTGCATCAACAAACCCGCAGGCCCAGCTCTCCGCCTCAACGCTTCCCGCCGCATACGGGTTCGACGCATCCGCCACCTTCCCCGACTCAGCAACCTTTTTAAACGCCGCCGCCCCCTCATGATAAATCGGGCCAATCAGCTCCGGTGTCGCGGACATTCCTGTCTGCGCTTCTTCCGACTTCTGATCTCCGACCTCTATCTCCGACCTCTGTCTTCTGATCTCCGACCTCTGTCTTCTGATCTCCGACCTCTGTCTTCTGATCTCCGACCTCTGTCTTCTGCTTCTCATTCTTCTTCATCTCTCTTTTCCTTTCTGGTTTGATTTCTCCTCATCCTCACCGATCGGCAATCGGCAATCATCGATCGGCAATGCCCAAAACCACCTGCACCGGTCTCCCGACCGATGAAAATCCGCCACCCCGCACACCGGCAGCCGGTAGCACTCCTCACACGCCGGACACATCACGCACCGCCTTTCTTATCGCACGGACGGCGCATATCGATCGTTTCGCCCCAGTCAAGCTGCGCTCCGTCGTAATATTCAAAAATGTGCTGTTCAGCGCAGCGTCGGGCCTGATCCTTGGATGAATACCACTGGATCGTCAGGGTGTAGTCACCGGAAAAATAAACCCGAACCTTCCACCGCCGTTTGTATTTCAGCAAATGCGCCTTAAAAACTTCCGCCTAAAGCCTATCCCCTTCCCCTTCCCCCCGCCGCGCGGCGGAAATCTCCCGCTTAAACGTGCGCCCGATTTCCTGCGCCTTTTCCTGCGTGGCGGCCAGACCGACCGGCAGCACCTCGCTCGTCCCGTCGATGCAGCGCGCCCTGTTTTCAGCAAACAGATCGTGCAGCGGAATCTGATGCGCATTTCCGGCGCCGTCGCAAAAGCACATCCACCAGTCGCGGGTTATTTTCGGTTTCATGTAATCACCTCAAGCTCCTGTTGTTCATCATCCATCTGCCGCTCTTCATACTGACGGTGAGATTCCGCCGGATGAACCGGCTCCCCGCGCTCCGCCTTTTCGCGCGCCTCTTCAAACGCCCCTTCCCCGGCCGCCTCGAAGCGGAAATAATGCGCATACAGCCACATCTCCACCTTGCCGACCGGGCCGTTTTTGTTTTTTGCCAGATCCCACCACACCGGGCGGATATGGTTTTCCTCCGGCGCGCCGTGGTGAATCACCTTGCCGTTTTCCTTCAAATCACGGTCCTTGCTCAGCAGCCAGATCCCGTGCGGAACCTCTGCCAGCTCGCCCGAGTCGCGCAGGTCGCCCATCATCGCGAAGCGGCTCATATCCCGCTTGCCCTGGTTGTTAAACTGCGACAGCGCCAGAAACGGACAGCCGATCTCCCGCGCAATCGCCTTGTACGCCTTGGCAAGCGCGGAAACAGCATAGTTGCGGTCCATGTCGATCCGATGATCCCCGATCCGCGACAGCTGAATGTAGTCCATCACAATCAGCTTCAACGGCCCCTTCATGTTCAGCATCCGAATCTTGGACAGCTGCTGCGGCAACGTGCAACTGTGCTCATCAATCACGATCGGCAGCGGCGTCAGCCGTCCGGAGCTTTCCGCATAACGTTCCACCTGATCATGCCGGGCAAAGCCGGCCATCAGGCGCGGCAGAGACACCCCCGACGCATACGTCATATCCCGCGCAGCGTGCTCCTCCTGGTCGGCATCCAGCGACAGGATCAGTACCTGCTCGCGCCCCCGGCAGTTGCGGGCCACGTTCCGCGCAATCTGCGCCGCCAGCGTCGTTTTCCCCGCACTCTGTTCCGCGCCCAGAATATACAAAAAGTTGCGCATTCCTCCACCAAGCGCCATATCCACCTCGTCAAAACCTGTAGACACATACGGCGGCGGGCCGACCGGCTCCCCGCGCCGGATCGCATCCTGACGCTCCTTCGCTTCGCGCACCTCATCAATCACCGTTTGAAAAACCTCCGCCCGGCTGCGCTCTTGATGACCCGTCACTTCGGCCAGATCAAAAAACCGGTCCGGGATCGACCCGAGAAACGTCTCCGGATCCTTCACAACCTCCGGCTGATACACCTCATCGATCAGCTCACACGCAATCATCGACACCGACCGCAGCAGAAAATTCTTCCGCACAATGTCGGCATAATACTCCACATGCGCTGATGTCGGCGTCCCGTCAATCAGCTGCTCCAGCCGGACATACCCGCCCACCTTCTCCAGCAGACCCGCGTTTTTCAGACGCTCCCCGACCGTCAGCAGATCCACCTTGTTCCCGTCGCAGAACATCCCGTCCAGCACCTCCCAGAGATAGTTATGCGCCGGAACATAAAAATGCTGCTTGGATGTTCCGTACTGCTCGCGCAAAAGCGGAATCACCTTTTCCGAATCGATCAGCGCCGACCCAAGAACCGCGCGCTCCGCCTCCTCACTGAACGGCGGCTGTCTACCTGTTTCACTCATCTAACTTCTTCCCCTGTATCGCAGGCATCCTGCCTGCACGTTCAGCGCAAACGGCAGCTCTTCACACCGGAACCCCGCCGCCCCCTTATGCCCGCCGCCGCCGTAGCTCTTCACCCAGACCGAGCAATCAACATCCGGACGGTCCGAATAAATCGACACGCGCCAGAACCCTTTATTCGAGCGGTAGAAGCAAAGCATCGCGTCATACTTCGCCGGATCCCAAACACTGCGGAACACATCGGAGTTCATCAGGTTGGAATTCACCGCAACGCATCGCAACCCGTTCCCCTCCACTGGAGGGGTGCCCGCAGGGCGGGGTGGGTTCAGCACCGTCTCAAACGCACACGCCCCGCACGTCTTTTCGTTCTGCGAAAGCTGATATTTCCAGATCACCTGACCACGATCGCCAATCTTTTCTAACGCACTTCCACCGGCGAATAGCGCCTCCCAGTCCGGCATTGCATATTCCGGACGCGTTTCATGAATCGTGCGCATTCCACACTGGAACTGCTTAATAAACTGCTCTTCATGTTTCGCAAACCGCCAGCTGTCATAGATTCCAAGATATTGCACAACCTCCGGAACCGGATGGCTGCTATAAAACTCCCAGATCAGTTCACAGGCCGCGCGGTCGGTGCGGCGCAGGCCGGGAATCGGCTTATCCCCGCACATCGCATCATGCTCTTTGATTGCGGAAATATGATGGTCGATCCAGTTCAGCCGGCCGCAGCGTTCATTCAGCTCAAACATCTGCTCCATCGGCAGGCTCACATCCACCATAACAACAGTATCGCCGCCGCTGATCTCATCCATCGGGAACGGCTGGCCGTAGTTGTAGCCGATCAGTTCCACCGTCGGAAAAAACTTCTTCACGATCGCTCCCGAGCAATGCCCGTCCAGATCCGCACTGTGATAAAAACATTTCATAACTTATCTCCTTTATTCCACAACTCAACCGCTTCTTCTTTTTCGTCACACACCGGACCGCACGCGCTGCAACGCGAACACTCACCCCAAAACGTATCCAGCGCAGTCTCAACACAAACCTCAACAGACCCGCAAAACGGACAAGGCTTCATCACTCAGTACCTCCCCGTCCCCCGCCGCGCACCACATCCGGCCCGGTCTTTCCGATTGCATTCTCTGCCATTTCATCCTACCTTTCTCCCTGTCGGGATTGTTTTCTCACACGGCCGGACTGCGACCACCGCATCCGGCCTTTCTCTTCAATCAACAAACTTCCGTGTACAATTCAAAAACCGTCTCCCGCGGAACCGTAATCACCAGCTCCCCGCGCTTCAGCGCCACCGGCCCCGCATCCGGCCAGAACTCCACCTGCCAGCAACGCCCCGTCTCCTCGCACCTCAAAATCATCGGCCCCTCACTCACGCCGCCTCCTTAAATTCCGGCCAGCCAAAGCTGCCCTCCTGCTTCATTTCAACCACACCGGACGCAACCCGAAACCCCAGGCGGCGCATTTCGCGCCACCGGCGCCAGTAATACATCGACCCGTACCAATCCGGACGGTCCGCAATCACGTTCCTCTTCGTCAGCGTTTCAATAAAATCCCAAACCATATCCACGCGGTCTTCCGAACAAAGCCGCTGCACCCGACCCTTGTGATCAATAATCGCCCACGCCTTTTTCACTTCGCATTCCCCCATGGAAAACGGGTTTTAATTTCCATGCGGATCTGATCCGCCAGATCAGCACCAAGATTTTTCTGCGGAACCAGGAACAGCGCGCGGCGTAGCGTGGTGTAAGTCGCGCGGCGTAGAGCAACCACATTGCCGCAAAGAATCTGCTTCACGCGCAGCGGATCGGCATATTCGCCACGTGTTTTCAATGCGAAGGATTTCCTCGCCTGGACCTCAAACACTTTGCGCATCGATTTGCCAAGGTTTGGAAATTTATTCAGCACATACTCGCAATCCTCAACCGACCAGCTCTGCACCGATGTTTTGGCGTAATCGACGCTCGTGCAGGCAATCCCCTCCAGATACTCTTCTTTCGTGCTCATGCCGTAGCTGCCCCCTGTTGTTCGCGCATTTTTTTCATCATCACACCCTCAATCGTTGCGGTTTTTTCGGCGCATCATCCGCGTGGTTTTTTGAAAATTCTTCCATCTGCCGCCGCAAATAGTTCTCGAACTTCCCGAGCGGGCTCTGCGGTCGGAAGGTGACCAGATCGCAGCACTGCCGGGTAAACGCATTCAGCGCCTCATCGATCACAACCGGGTCGACCTCCAGCGCACTCTGGGCGCGCAAAGCGGAGACAAAGGCCAGCGAGCTTGTTTTTTTGCATTCCGGGTGAACCGCATGGAATCGATCAAGAAAGTTCTGTATCGGTTCCGGCAAAGACTCCTGTAGGGGAGGGGTGCGCCCTTCACTTCTCACTTCTCTCTTATCACTCTTCACTATTCTCTTCTCACTATTCATACTGTAGTACTGCTGTAGGTCTACAGTAGTACTGATATAGTGCAGCGGGAGCGGGAGAGTCGACGCACTGATGTTCTTTTCCCAAGTGCTTGGTGTCTGGTGCTTTAGAAAGTTTGGAATAAAGATGAATTCCGCATCTTTGACCTTCTGGGCCGCTTCCGTCTGTAGGGCTGCTGTAGTACTGCTGTAGGTCTCTTGTAGGGCTGCTGTAGTACTGCTGTAGGTCTCTTGTAGGGCTGCTGTAGTACTGCTGTAGAGGTGGATAAGTCCGATATTTGAAAGGCTTTGAATATCCTCTGAAATATCCGTCAGCGTCACATCATCGAACGGGAAAATGTTCCGCCGGATCAGGTTTGGACGGCACTCCAGACAGCCGTGCTTGTCGCACTGGTTCAGCAGGCCGATAAACAGCAGTCGGGCACGGTAATCCACCGCCGTAACCTGCTCGCTCGTCCAGAACTCCGGTTTGATCGTCCGTATCCTCATATCACCACTTCCCCCTTCTGCGCGGACAGGGCCGCGTGATGTCCCACACGTTCCCGCCGTCGAATCGGGCCGGAACCTCCATGCCGACAATAAACTTCTCCTTGCTCTTCACCCGGCAGTACGCAAAGCCGCTGGAATCCGTCACATAGGGAATATGCCGCTCCGGCAGCTCCCCGTCCTTCACCCGGCACACAATCGTATGCAGGTTCGCGTAGTGATCCGGACGCTTCTCAACAACCAGCACCGCCTCCAGCGGGGATCCGCCAACCCCCGGCGGGGCCGGCAGCAGAAGAACACGCCGCGCGCGGTTTTTTTCTGATTTTTCGGTCCTCCGTCTTCCGTCCTCCGTTTCCGGGCCATTCCCCGTCGGCATTCCGCTCAGAATCGACGATTCCATAATTTCCGATGCAGTGACCCGCACCGGCTCCCCCTCCGTCAGAGAGCCGCTTTTTAGCGCTGAAACCAGCAGAATCACCCCGTCCGCCGAGAGCGCGATTTTTTGACGGGATTCATGCTTCACACTCTCCCAATGGACTCCCTGTTCCATCTGCTCAGTTCGTAAGGCATACAGCGCCTTTCGACATCAGATCACCCCTTCTAAAACCGGCCCTTTGACCTCAAATTTTTTTGCGGTCCGACCAATTATATATATATACCTATTCATTTTTTGATGACCCCCCCCCCCCCTGTCATCCACTCTCAGCCACAGCCACACGCGCGCGCCGCTGCATTTGCGGCCGATCCAACCCGATAACAGAACCAAAACAAAACCACAAACGCGCAAAGCATTGAAGCGTAATGGTTTAAGTTTGTTATGAAAGCAAACATCACTCGGAATCCTCCACATCGTAGGCAAAGCCCAATGCCAGGGGCTTGGCCAAAGACGGAGCCATTCGGGTTTGTGTCTGTTTCACGGGCGCTCCCGCAAAAAAGGTGCGGGCCTGGCTTGGCGACGATCTGCTGTATGTTCCACAACTTGGCGCTGATCTTGGCGCCGCTGGCAATGTCATCGAGCAGCGAGTCGAGTACCATCGCCTGACCGTGCCGAGCCATCGCCGCCACCTCTCTTTTCTGCGCGGCTATAGACTCGGACTCCCTCGCCGCGACTGCCGCGACCGTCTTATGGTGCACCCGCAGCTTGTCGCTGATCGTGCGGCGCGGAACTCCGCACCCGAGCAAATACACAATCGCCCGATAGATCGCCGGACGCTGACTCATCAGCCGATCGCCGCTGTAGTGGCCCTCGGTTGACTCGACCTCCAGCACCTCAGCCGGGATCTCATCCGGCGACCACAGCAACGCCTGGTCTGCATCTCTCTGTATTAATGATGTGGATTGATCACTCATCACAAAAAAACCCGCACTCAACTGCGCTGCCGATCCCGCTCACGCTCTACAGCGAGACGGGAAAACTTGTTATTGTGGCCGCGCTTGAGCCCAAAAAAATCGCGCCGCCGAAACGTACGCTCTGACACTCCAATGATCCGCGCAGCATCTGCCAGCGATACTTGGTCCCGCCGCTGCATGCCAATGCTGCACTCGACCGATCCGCCGCGCGCCATAAGCACCAACGGCTGCCCAGGGCAATCCCTCAGCCACCGATCCACAACAGGCACAACCGCCTCAGATATGGGATTTGACATGGTTAAATCCTCCAAAAAAAACGCGCGCCGCGCTAATCCTGCCACCAGGCACCATCCGGCACGGTGCAGCACCGCTCCCGCCAGTCACGACGCTCAACCGGCGGCCGCTTGCGCCGCCGGGCACGCAACCCGGCGGACACATCCGCCGAACTCACCCCGTACTCATCCGCCGCCGCGCGGATCGCCACGCCGTACGGCCTGCCCGCCCGCACCAGCTGCCGGGCCATCGACACCGCTGATCTAACATCACTGCTCATAGTCATGATCGTGCCCTCCAAAAAATACGGCTCCGGCCAGTCTCCCGGTCGTAGCTGATCACCAGCTCCGACCTCCAAACCTCCCAAAAAAAACGCCGGGTCGATCGCGGGCGATCTGTCCTTGATCGTAACGACTGGCCGGCAGCCGTGGCTTTGCATTCCTGCTTTTCAGTCGGACGCGGGGAGCAACAGCTCATCGACCGGTCGAGTCTGCACCCGCGCTCAGTGCATCGGTTGCGAAAACTGGTAGCGGGGGCGGGACTCGAACCCGC